GTTTTGAACCGCAAAATGGGCATTCTTTTTCTTCGGCGGGCATATTAATAACCTTTCTTTGCGCTCGGCAATTGACTACAACTAGTTATTATATGAACTTTTATTCATATAATTTTCATTTATCACTACGTCTTGATCTTTTATTTTTGTCTCCAGTAAATCAGAAGATTTCATCAAGCAACTTCGGCTTAAATGCACATAAGTTTGTGTTGTTTGAATAGAACTATGACCCAACCACGACTGTACTTTAAATGGACTTTGTCCACTCATTATTTGATGAGTCGCAAAAGAATGCCTTAACATATGCGGTGTTGCATGAATTCCAATTTTGTCAAATGCATGTCCAACAACCTTTTGAAATGTTCTATTCACAATTTCACCAAAAACTAATTGTTCTGGCTTAAAATTTTCGATATACATATAAAGTAAATTTTGAACAGATTTCGGAATTGGAACAATTCGTTCTTTATTTCCCTTTGTATCCTGCAACCACAATGTATTGTTTTCTAAAATCACGTTCTTTCGCTTTAACCTCGCTATTTCACAAAGTCTCAATCCGCAACAATAAAATAGCATAAGTTCTAATCGATGTTTTAAATTCATAGTTTTAGAAATTGCTAATTGAATTTTATCTTGTGAAATGATTTTCGGTAACTTTTTTGATTCTTTTCGTCTCGGAACATCATTGCAAGTTATAGAAATTCCCTTGACTAATTTAAAAAATTTAATGATTGCAGCTCGATGTAAATTGATAGTTTTTGACTCATTGTCTTTTAGTTTATCAAGAATGTACTTTCTTAATAGTATTTGTGGTTTATTTTCAGTTAATCCCAAACAATAGAAAAGAAAAGACTTAACTATACAAGAATAATTCCTTATTGTCGCTTCAGAACTATACTGACATTTTAGTTTTTCTACGAATTCATTAAAGTAATCTTCTCGTTTTGACATAGTCAATATATCAAAATTTAAAAACAAAAGGCTAATGTTTTTAAAACTTATATATCTTTAAACAGACCAATCATGATTTTGACCTAAATTTTTTCTTGTCGACTCTTTTCACTTCAAATTGTAAGGTAATTGAAACAATAGAAAAGTTATGCAAATTGATATAAATCAACTAGTGACTTTCTATTGCTTAATCTAAAAACTTTAAAGTTTCTTTTCAGATTCTCTAAAGAAATTCTGTACCTCAGGTCAGAATTTTTGGCCCAGTCATAGAACTTTTTCCATGATCCTATTTTGTCAATTAATAGACTCGTACCATTTCGCAATTCTTCCAACGACTGTTTAATGATTTTAATTGACTTGACAAAATCAGGAAAAATAACGGGCTTAATTTGATTCTTAAAACAATAACAACGTCTGTTCATTTCAATACTTGCGGCAACAGGATCAGGATAAGTCCGATTCATCAAATTTCCAATAAAACTGGAATATTGAGGAAAAATTTCATACAATTTAATTCCGGCAAGATTTAGTCTTTTCTTTAAATTGCTGACAAATTTTCCTCGACACCACATGTTGTTGACTAATCTGTTATATTTTGACCCTTTTCTTTTATCTCCGGGCTTGATGTCCAGATTTTCAATACAAAAGCATTCAACATGATTATCGACAGCAATTTGAACTAATCTTTTGACAATTTCAAAAATTTCATGTTCTCTTTTATGATTCCAATATTTCGATATCGCACTATCAGAACTGGCTCTCAACGCAAAAACAGCATCATTAATTTTCTTGATCGAAACCATGCCAGTATTGACGATATTCTTTTCGTCTTGATTTTTCCAATCGATAACTGAATAGCCATTAAAATTGGGATTCATGTCCGAAGTCATAATTCGATTTTTGATAATGACTCTTTCATCTAATTCTCTAAACTTGACTTCATCATAAGTAATGTACAATTTATTTAAATCAACTGAAAATGTAACAGCTAATTTGCCCTGTTCGGCTTTTCGTTGAAGTTTGTACAAAATCTTTTTATAATTATTTCTGAGCTTGGGCAAGGTCAATTCAAGATGTAGTTTTTTGTCTAGCTTTAGGATAATTTTATTGTTTTCGATAATTTGAAATTTGATAAGTCTGTTTCCAAGTTTTTTCTTTTCTCCGATAATGAAAAGCGGCATTTGTTTTTGTTTTTGAAAGTCTTCTTTGTTAATTTTGTTGTTTTGTCTTTCAAAAAATAATTTTTTGCCTCCAAAAATGATCTTTTCAGAATGTTCGATGAGGTCTTGAGCTTTATAAACTGCACTTTGTTTTAGCCAAGAGCCGACAAAAATATTGTTCATTGAATTGACTAAAGAAGTTAGACTTTTTTGACAAAGATCCTTATTTTCAGACAGACGATTGTACAGAAATTTGATGACATTATTTTGATTCTTCATATATTTGAAGATAATGTCAGAATTTTCTGAAGAAGCCCCGTATGGCAAAGAAATTGTGTTCATGATCGTCTTAGATTGTTAGCAAGTTCTTTAAATTTTTTACGTCGATTTGAGTACATTTTCATGCTAAAATGATGAATGATAGAGATCAAGTCGTTTGTTAATTCATTTTCAAAGCTTTCAATTTCTAGCGGACTGTTTGTTGTTATGATAAATTCAAAATTGTAGATTTTTGAAAGATTCTCAAACAATTCAAATCCGAACCGACAAAATCTGTCTTTATGTTCGATGATAATTTTTGAAATTCTATTTTCAGTCATTAGCGTTATGATTTCATTAAACTTCAAACGACTAAAGTTCATTCCTGATGCAATTTCGCTGAATGTTTCATCGACTTCAATGCTGTTGACAGAGCAGAATTGTGCCAGTCTTTCAATTTGACGATTTAGATCATCTTTTTGTTTTGTATTTGAGACTCGAGCATAAATGATATTGAATTTTTTAACAACTTCATGTTTTATCAAACTTAACCGCAAAAGTTCTGATTTCGGAATCAAGTATGTATTAGTCGGAGTTCTTATCACATTTATTTTTCCTGATTTGACCCAATTCCAGAACGTTCTGTATGTGATATTTATCAGTTTAATAAATTCTCTTGGTTTTAAAAATTCTTTGTCCATTTTAATTTATTTTGTTAAATATTGGATTTTATGAATTAGATTTGTGATATATTTAAACGTAGTTTATAAATACTTTAGAAAATTTTATAATGAATTTCATTAATTTTCTATTTATATGAAAAAATAAGTTATAATAATAGACTGAATTTGTTTTCTGGTTATGAATTTGTCGGTGTTGTTCGAAGAAATCCGATTCTCAAAATAATTAATTCTGACAATGTAAAGAAACAAAAAGTCGAAACGATAGTAGAATTGATGAATAAAAGAAACACAATTGTCAGCAATCATGTTGATAACGCAGATCTCGAAGAATTGGCAAAAGAAATTGTCAATATTTGAAGAATAGAATCAAAAAGGAATCATCATGACTGATGCTGGATTATCTTTCGAATTGACAAAAGAACAAGTAGAAAAATACAAAAAATGGAATGAAGAGCACAAAAAAGTATGCAAACTTAATGAACGAAGCACAATTGGCGGAAGATTAACTTTTCAATTTACACCGACGGGACTAGGTGTGATTGAATCTGTACAATGTGCTTGCGGTGAAAAGTTGGAATTGACTGACATAAACGATTGGTGAGGAGGATTAAATGAAAGACACTGAACTTAGAGAAGTTTTGATAAGATCTGGAATTGTGAAACAAAAACGATATACTTTTAGCGGAGGTTCGTTCTTGTCTCCGGCTGATTGTCAATTAGTAGAAAACTTAATGCAATTATCAAATATCTTGGAATAACTTTCAAACGGCAGCCAGAAGAATTAATCGCAAGAAAAATGAGCGCTGACGAAAAATTGAGAACAAGTACAAAACCAGAACCGACAAAATGACGAACGGGTTAAATAAATGATTGACATTTTTTATAGAGATGGTTCTTACAATGCCCAATGTTCAGAAACTGATATTTTGGGAGGAATGGTTGCAACATTTGATGGGAATAGATCAGTTAAAAAATGTGATGACAAATCTGTTCCGTTTGGATTTTTTCGACTGATGCAATTGGATACGATTACGAACAAACTGGTTTTCCAATTACAATGGGAGTACTTACAATTAACGGTGGCTTTGGAAAGTATCAAACGGATATTTTCGAAAAAAACGAATACAAAATCAATGATTTTCTTTATTGCAGCGAAAATGGCAAAATTTCAAATGAAGACCGTTATATCGGAAACATTATCATCGGAGTTGTGAATTTTGTGTCTAACGATAAAATCGGATTTGTCGTTTGTTTTGCAAGAAATTTGGAAGAGCAATTTTGTAAAAAAGATCCGGCAAATAAAATTTCAAAACTACAATTCATGAAAGATAAAAGGCTATGAAGAAAAAATTCCTTATTTGTCCCGTTCGAAATCAAGACAAAAAAACGCTTGAAATTATCAACAAATTTATCGACGATCCTGATGTGTACTATCCCAAAAGAGACACAGAACAAAACGATCCGACTGGCGTTGATATATGCAAACAAAATAGAGAGGCAATTAGAAACGCAGAAGAGATTTTGTTTATTTGGGACGGGAAATCAGAAGGATGTCTATTCGATCTTGGTATGGCATTTGCAATGAACAAAAAAGTAACTGTCGTTTCTGTACCACCGCCCACTGAAGGAAAATCTTTTCAAAATATGGTCACGGCATATGCAAATAGTGAAAATGCATCTGATGGATATGGTAATTGTCCCGATTGTGTATGGTTTCATCAATTGAATGGATGTAATACACAAAGAGATTCTGAAACATGTCGCATAAATAAGATTTCAATAACAATATAGATTTGAGGTAAATTATGGGTTATACTGTATATGATTGGTTCGACGAAAAGTTTCTTCCAGAACTAAAGAAAGCTATCAGAAAGCCAGACATGTCATTTGATAATTTTTTGGCTATTTTAAAAAGAACATTAGAATGTTCTGATGTCGAATCAAGCAAAATAAAACAGCCGCTTTTAACAGCATTACTTGATACTTATGATGATAATATCGATTTGTCAGAATTGATAAGAGAATGTTTCGGTATCTTAGTTTGGGCTGACGAAGCTACATTAAATTCGATTAATTACACAAAAGGATCAACAAACATCGTAGCAAAGTACAATATTGTTGAAAAAGATTAAAATAGTCCATAGAAGATCAACTGATATCATCTAGAGGGTCGACGATTGATTTTGTTTTGAAGTTAATGGATAACCATATCAATATGTAAATTGGTCCGGAAAGATTAAAATGAACAAAAAAGCGCAATCAGTCGCAGACATGAACAAGCATCTTAAAGTTCGTGACATTTTCTACAAATTTTCCTGTCATCCGGCATTACAAGGATATTTGTCTAATTTCATGAATTTATTGAATATAGACATTGTTCAGGTTTGCAAACACGGTCAAACAGAACCTATGAATGGTTTAATTCAATTGTGGTACACACCCGACAATTATCAAAAATACAAAAAAGAATTTGATAAAGAATTTTTGGAATATACTGCTGAGGAATTAAAATCATGGAAACGATTGACACGAATCGATATTCCATATAAAAAACTTTATGGACAAGATTGGAAGCCCGATCATATCGAATACTGGGGTGAAATTTGTTTTGTAGTGTTTGTGGGTGATGATTTTAAGCTTTGGCATGAACCCAAAAATTGGGAATCTTTTGTCGGAATCAGTGCATCAGGAAGAACATTCGAAGAAATGATGACTTCTTTGGGGCAGAAATTTTTTGAAATTTTCGGAGATTTTAATGATGACGATTTTTTGACGAAAGCTGAAAAGAAAAATCATAAGGAAGAAGAGATGTTTTTTCATAAACCGGCGAAAGACGGTAGAGGGACGTTTCTGATAAAAAATCCCAAATTTAAAATGGTTCAACCTACTGAAATTAATCGTCGATGGGTCAAATGGTTCGCAAAAACAGACTATGCAAAAAAGAATTGGAAAGATTCTTTTGATAAGATTATCCCGAATAAACATATTTGAATTGGAGTAATTATGAAACGTCATGTATTGTTTTTGGTGGTCGGAATAGTCATCGGAGCAGTCGGAGTTGTTTTTTTTGCAATAAGAAGTGCTCAAAAAATGAAAGAGAAAATTTTGTCGCAAGCTTTGAAAACAACTTCGGGAAAACGTAAATTAGCGAAAGCAATGACGAAAGGTTTGAAATCTAAAAAGAAAACGAAAAAGAAATTTAAAAAGGGAAATAAAGCATGAAACGTTCAAATCATATCGAAATAAGAGAAGCTGACTGTTGCCACAATTGTTCGAATTTTAGATGCGAACGTTGGAGCTGTTTTGGTACATGCACATTATTGCAGAAATCACCGCAAAAAGACCTTCTTGTCTATTTTCACAATGTATGTGAGAAGTTTGACAAAAATGTATTAGAGATGCAGTTTCAAAAAGATGACTAAGAACAAATATATGTAAATTAACACGGTCCAATTTGATAAATAAGTATCATGAGTGATCAATTTTATACTGTTCATAAAGTATTGTTTGATAAATATATTCACCTATTAAGTGCAGAAGCTTTTTGTACTTTAGTCCGCTTTTATCAATTTTTCTTGAATAATTATCAGCAAGAAGGTAAAGATGCTGATGTTCATTATTCTGTCTTTAAAAAATTAATTTTATCTCACGATGATCATGAACTTAATGAAGAGATTTGGGCAGAATTAGATTATGCAGATTTGATTAAAAGAGCTCACAAATATAACATTTATGAATTGAATCTTAGTAAAATAAATCTTGAGAATAATACAGAAAAAAATCAGAAATTTAGAATCCACCTCATTGGAAGTCATGACAAATTCCGAAGAAAACGTGGCCTTGAAACCATGTTGAATAATGTCATTGAAAGATTTATTTCAAGATACAATGATAAACTGAAAGAAAAACTTAGAATATTAATTAACGGTTGTGTTGAATTTTTAACTAAAGAAAAAGGGAAAGCTGAGCTTAATGACATCAATTTTCTTCTTCGGCCACTTCTTGATGTCACTGATAAAATGCTTGACGAGCTTTGTGACATTTATAATGAACAACATTATGGACAAAAACCACCGCAATATATTCACGGGATTTTAAAGAACATAATCAAAACAGAAACAAAAGCGAAAGGTTCTAAAACATTCAAAGAAGAAAATTTAGAAAAATACAGGAAACAAAAAGAGGAAAGTGACCTTGAATTTGGAGTTAATTTGGCCTTGGGAAAAACAGAAAACGATGAAAGCTATCAATCATATCTGGATCTTAAGGAGTTCGATGATTTAAAAAGGCTACATAAAATGGGATCAAATGAATTAGAAAAGTCGGGAAGAAGCGATGAAATTTTTAGAGGATACAATTGGCTATGAGTGATCTCGATAAAAGAAAAAAATTTTTGGACAATTATTTCAAATTAATTGATATTACTGAAGTCGGTAATGATAAGATTTGGGATAGATTAGAAGAAATTGATTCTTCAAAAGACTTTTTTCTTAAAAATTATGTTTTAGCTAATATTCCTGAAAAATATTTCAATTTTGAGTTCGATCAAATCAAAAAGAAAATTATCCAAGACAAAAGAAACAAAAATGCGATTGAGACCATAGAAAAATATTTGAATTCATTGGATGCTGCCAAAGAAAAAGGAATTGGATTATACATTTCGGGACCTCACGGTGTAGCAAAGACGACAATTTCAATTATCATTTTGAAAAAAGCCTTAAAAGAGTTTTATCGATGTTTTTTCTGTAAATCAACTGAAATTATTGAATTTGCCAGAGCTGGTTGGAAAAATGAAGAAAGAAAACAATTTTGGAATTATGTCGTCAATAATTCGGACTTTATGGTTATTGATGATATAGCTAGATTATTGGAATTGAGTGAAACGGAAAAGTTTTACATCGATGAAATTTTTACAAAAAGAGACGGTTCAAATTTGTGTACAATTATTACTTCAAATCATATTTTGGAATCGCATAGAGAAAAGTTGGGAGAAGCAATGTATTCCAGCTTTAAAGAGAGGTTGATCGAAGTTGACATCATTGGAAATGACTATAGAGAAACAATTGGTAAAAATTTAATTAACGAGTTATGACCATGAGCAAAATCATCAGAATGTTAAATACTTGGTACGGTATTGTTATTCAATTAATTGTCGGGTTTGCTATTGGATGGTTTTTAGTAGATTTAATCAAACAGCTAACGAGATAGAAAATGAATTACATAGTTCAAATTACGAGTACTTGGTCCGGTTCAATTTTTTTGATAGTTGTCGTTGTTATCATTGGATGGATCATTGTTAATGCAATCAGGAGTTTTTAAAACAACATGCTTGAACCTTTTGTTGATTTTGATTTAGAACGTAAATCTTTGAGGCAATTAATTTTTGACTCAGCGAAAGACGGAAAAGAAGTCGAAACTGAAGTTCTTGCAAATGTCGGCTATATCGTCGGTTTGGGTGAGACAAATGAAATTTTTAAAGATGATTTTAATCGGAAATTATTTGAAGAAATTGTTAGAATTTATATGAGTTTTACTCAATGTATCACAAAAAAGCATTTAATAAGATTCATTAAAAAAGAATTTTCAAAAGATGAAAATGAATATGAAAAGCATGTCATCATGTTCGATCAAGTTTTCAAATTTGATTTTGAAAAATTAGCTTTTAAAATTATTTGGGACGAATTAAGAAATAATTTTTATTATAGGACAATACATAGCCTTAATTTAGAGGTCAATGCAGACCTTCGAAGCATTTTTGAGAAACGAGAAAAAAAGACACCCGTTCAACTTGCTCAAACGATCGAAGAAACGATTGGAAAGGTATTATCATCGTCGGGAAAATATAAAGTCATTGAAGAAGACATTTTACAAAATGTCAATGCGGATATCCAATTAATTCGAGATAAACGAGCAGATCCCGAAAAATATAAAGGCATTCCAACAGGATTTGCTAAAATTGATGAGGTTATGGGAGGATTTTATCCAGGAGAAGAAATCATCGTTTTGGGTAGACCCGGTCAAGGAAAATCCATTTTGCTTTTGGGTTTCGGTGCTCATGCTTACGATTGCGGATATAACGTAATTTACATAACATTAGAAATGCCATTAGCTCAACAAAAACTAAGATATTATTCAAGGGTTACTAATATCGCTTACAAGAAATTAAAGATGCCACAATATATGGCGGCTGATGAAGTAGTTGAATTAGAAAGAAGGATGCTTGAAGAAAAGACAAAACACAAAAATTATTTATGGTTTGTTGATGCTCCGCCCAATAGTCATATAGCATTTGTCGAATCAAGAGTTGTTGCATTTGAAAATTTGACAGGAAAGAAATGCGATCTATTAATTATAGATCCGTTATATTTTTTAAGACCGACGATTGAACCCAAAGACGGAGATCATGTTGGACAAGTATCAGTTGATATAAAATATTTAGCTCGAAAATTTAAATTTCCTGCGATTGCTGCAAGTCAGACGAATAGAGCCGGTGGAAGCAGACATAAAAAGGGAAAAGATGCAGATACGGCTGATGCTGCATTTTCGGATAAAATTGGTCAAAATGCAGACAATATGATTTTCATAACTGGAGAAAAACATCGAGCGAAATTAGAATTTGCAAAGACTCGAGATTCACAAATCGGTTCATTATATTTTACGAAAGAATTTGATGTCATGAAATTTAAATATGATCCAATAGCAGATGAAGAAGTTCAACAAAAGGAAGAACAAACATGAGTCATTACGAAAAATGTTCTGATCAATGGTTTCAAGATGGTGTTGATACTAGTGTTAATCCCAAGGGCGAAACAAATACGTATAAAAGAAAAGAAATTTCAAATTCTGAACGACAAAAAGGACGTTCAGAAAATTATTACCAGATGTCTTCACTAGATCGATGGAATGAAGACAAAAAACTTGGATTGTTGAACTTTGAGCCAGAAGAAAAATAAAAATAAACATATTAAAAAATAAAAACGGGGAGAAGAACCATGAAAATTCAAAGTCGAGTTTTGTCTCAGCCACAGCTATTCACAATCGAAATCGATGCAGAAGATGTTTTGAAAAGAAAAGAAACGATTTTTGATGCTATTCAAGATACTTTGCCGCTAGTTCCTGGCTTTAGACAAGGACATGTTCCTCGTGATGTTGCTGAATTAAGAATTGGTGTAGAAAAATTGTACAAACAATTAATCGACGATGTTTATTTTAATGCTGCTGATATGCTGGGAATCATTAGTTCAAGAAATTTTAAAATATTCGGTGATTTGAAAGATAGAAGCCCATTGAAATTAGAATTCATTGGTGAAGTAAAACCGACAGTTGAATTAGTCGATTTAGAAACATTAACTTTTGAAAAGAAAGAAATTGATGCAACAAATGAAGAAATTGATGAGCAAATCAAACTTGAACAAAAACGAGCAATCAAGGAAATTGATGCAGGAAGAACCATGGTTATCGATCATGATTGTGTGTATATTGATTTTGAAGGTTTTCTTGAAAATGAAAAAGAATCATTTAAGGGCGGTTCATCTAAGAACTATCGATTAGAATTAAACAAGGACGGAAAGAAACAATTTGTCGATAATTTTGAAGATCAAATCGTCGGTATGTTAATAGACGAAACGAAAGAAATTAATGTCACTTTTCCTGCAGATTATCGAGATAATTCTAAAGCGGGAAAAAAGGCAAAATTTAATGTCAAAGTTAATTCGATTAAACAATTGATTTTGCCTGAAATTGAAGAAATTTTGCAAAAAAAGAACTGTGCTAATATCGAAGAATTAAAAAGTAAAATTACTGATGAAATAAAAACACAAAAAACAAAAACTTACAACAATGAATTTAAATTTGACATGATCAAAAAATTAATTGATGCTTCAAAATTTACACCGACTCCGCTGGATATGATTGAACAAGAACTGGAAAAAGAATGGAGATCATTTTTACATAGAATGGGAACAACAGAAGAGACATTTTTGAAAAAAGACGCTATGGGAAAAGAATATTTTAAACAGAACTCACGAGATAATGCAGAAATGTTAATTAAAACATCAATCATTTTCACAAAAGTTGCAGAAAAATGTGAGATTAAAGTCAACGACGATGACATTGAAAAGTACCTTGAAGATTTGCCCGATCAACAAGCAGAAGAAAGACGAAAAGCTTTGAAGGGAGATAATTCAAGGATGAAGAACATTATCATGCAGACAATCTTAAATGATAAAGTTATTACATTTTTGGAAGCAAAATTTAAAGAATGAAACAAAAATTTCCTGGATGGAACAGAAAAACGATGGGCAAAATAGCCATGGAAGTTAAATCTCCAATCGGCACAATTGCTTGTCCTCATTGCGGAAGTGTCGTCAGCGGATCGATTCAGCCTATTTGTTGTATGTGTGATAAACCGTATTGGTCTGAAAAAGATATTCGCGAAAGTATCGAATGGGCTAAAAAGGAACAAAAATTAGCGTGAAGCCATTAAGAATTTCACCCAGCTCATTTGATTTGTTTTTCAAATGTTCACAGCAATATAAATGGGCAGTTATTGATGAAATATTGCCTGAAGAAGGTTCTGATAATTTATATGCAGTCTTGGGTTCTTCGTTTCATAAAATCATGGAATTACATGACAGATTTTCATTTAATCATGAAAAACTTAAATTATTTTGGGAACCTATTTTTTTCATGTATTATTCTGACGCAAAAAATTTGCCCAAAGATACTGATTTTAATGCTTTTGTCAAAAAAGGATATGTCTTATTAGATAATGCGATAAAACTTAAAAAACGATGGGAAAATTTAAAGGTTTTACAAAATGAATGCTATTTTCGTATTGAATTTCCGAATCAGTATATAAAAGCATGGATTTCAGGAAAAATCGATTTGATTCTGCATGATCCGGCTGAAAACATTTATACTGTACTGGATTGGAAGACTTCGGCTAATGTAGATAAAGAAGTTGAAAAAAATAATCAACTTTTGTTTTATTTGTATTATATTATAAACACTTATCATGTATCATATGACAAAGTTTGGGGTTGTTTAGCATATCCAAGTTCAGAAAAATTATTATTTACACAACGAACTGAGACTGATGTAGCAGAGTTATTTAAAAAAATTACTTTAATGATTAAACGAATTTCGGAGGATGATTTCAAAAAAGATCCCATGTTCAATTTTTGTCCCGATGACTGCCATTTTTGCCCATACAAAAACAAATGTCAAAATTAAATGCTGAAGCAGAATATCAGAGGCTATTGAAGCGCGTAGATATTGAACAGCTATTGGATTTATACGACATCTCATATCGCAAGCTTTCGGGCAGCAAAGGTGTTGAATATCAAATGCGATGTCCATTACCAGGACATGATGATCGATGTCCTTCTTTCTGTATCAATGGAAATACGGGAATTTATAACTGTTTTGTTTGTGGTGGTGGAAATATCGTGACAATGATTCAAAAAATTGAAAAAGTTAAATTTTTCAAAGCTATCGAAATAATAAAGAAAAAGTTAGGAATTTTTGATAAAACAGAAAGCGACTTCGATCAGGTCAAATCTGATTTCGAAGGTGAAGTAGAAAAAAAACATCAATTAATTAACAGAAAAATGAACTTTGTAGATATTAAATTGCCCAAATGTGAACCTGCACAAAATTATTATGATATTGTAAAAAAACGAGTAACTCTGGAAATGATTAAAAGATGGGATTTAAAATATTGCGTCAATGACAGAAAATATAGTGGCAGATTGATTATTCCAATTTATTGTTATGGAAAACTTGTTAATTTTGCTGCTAGAGATATGTTAGGAAAACATGAAGAATGGAAAAAGCGATTAGACATTGCTGAAAAAGAGCTAAGCAGAGAACAATTAGAACAGTTTATATTGAAGTTTGAAGTAAAAAAAATATTATATCCCTACGGAACAGAGACAAAAAACATTTTCTTCAATTGGGATGATGCAATCAAAAATCCTGAATATGTGATTTTATGTGAAGGACCGTTTGATGCCATGAAAGTTGCAATGTATGGTTATAATGCTGTTGCATTACTGTCATGCAATTTAAATCAGTTTCGAGCAAATAAAATACGAAAACATTTCAAAAATGTGTATGTTGCTTTAGATAATGATGATAAGATAAATAAGCTCGGAAAAAGAATCAATCCCGGACAAGAGCATGCGATAAAGATATTGAAAGTGCGGCTTGATGGAATGAATGTCATGAATATTGTTTTACCATTCGGAAAAGATCCAGATGAATGTTCAAAGGAGGAATTTGACAAATGTTTTAATGCAACAAAAAATACTTTCAGTATTTGGTAACTATGTATCTGAACCGTATCAAAAAAAGGAGACATCAGCATGTTTATAACTCCAGCAGAACTCGCTCAATTAGCAGAATTATCAAAAATTGATTTTGAACAGAAAAAAACAGTTATTGCTTTGGAAAAAGATAATAAAAAAAGAATTTTAATTGCAATCAAGAAACGTAAATTATTGATTCATGGAATCGGCAACTTTTCAGACCTAGAATCATTCACAAAATTTTTACACGAGCATTTTTCAGTACAAATCCAATTGCCCAAAAGCCTGATTATAAACAAAACATATGATGATTTTACTGATTCTGAACTTGTTGATCTTTATCGAATTTCACCAGAATCAGAAAAAAACAAGATTTTTAGAGTTTTTTTATATAAACGAAAATATAAAAATTTGACATGGGACCAGTTTATTAACAGTGTTATTTATTCAAAATATTATCGATTGAACCAATTCAGAGATTTACAACCATCGGACTTATATCAAGAAGCAACACTTGCATTTGAAAAAACAATTAGTAAGTGGTATAATAAAACAAAGAGAAGCAGTTTTTCAACATATGCTATTAAAGCCATAAACAACTACATAACACGAAGATTTTTATTTGCTATAAAAGAAAAACGTAAATCGAATAATTCGATGAATTCAGTCGGAATATATGATAAATATAGAGGAGGATCATCAGAAAACAATAATTTATTGTTTGAACATGTTATATCAAATTTTAGTGGATCTGCTGCTTTTAAGACGATTGAGAAAGAAACTGATTTTGAGACAATATCGATTTATAGAAATGTGCTTAGACATTTGCAAAAAAGCTTACAATTAGAACCAATTATTGCACCAATTCGCGTTTTAAATGAAATGTCAAATTTAATTAAGATGAAAACATTAACAAATTCTGATATTTTTAGAATATCTGAACGAACTAAAATAACGATTCAAAGATTAAATGAAATAAAGAAAACAATTCAAGAAAATCTTGAAAAATCACTTTATAAGGACATTATTAGTTATTATCAACTTGGACAAAGGAGAAAAGATTATTTACTTGCTAAGAAACACAATTGTTCAAGAGCACAGATTACTAAAACGAAATTTAAATTGTCAGAATTTTGCAAAAAGAATCTTAAAAAGTTAGATTTAACAGTTCCTGAAATTTTCAACACGCTTTGATTTGGAGAAAAACTTATGATTATATCAAAACCCATGTGGTATATTTTAGCAGTATGTCCTGGACGTGAAATAAAAGTTAGAAGAAAAATCATCGATGGGGGATTTAAGGCTGAGGAATTTATTGTTCCCGATGTCGATGTCGATTTGAAAAAAGCAAATGAAAAATTGTACAAACAAATATCGAAAGAAATACACGAAAGATGTAAATTATTAGCTGGATATTTTTTCTTAAAAATCGAATTGACGCGAGACGTCTATGTAAGAATATTAGAACTTGAAAATATTTATTGCTTTTTGGGCGAATATATGCACAATAAAGGAAGAGTGCCTAGACATGTACCCGAAAGAGAAATGAATAGAGTCAAAGAATTTTTGAAATGTGAAAAGATAAAAACAATTCAAGTCAAAAAGATAAAATATAAAATAGATGATGAAGTATTAATTGTCAGTGGTTATTTAGAGAATATACAGGGCAGAATTTTAGAAATATTAGGTTCAAATGTAAGAGTCATGCCATCAACATTTTCAAGTACAAGCATTATTGTTCCAGCGAACGTAATCGAGAAATGCGAATAAATGATTTTAGATTTTTTTCCCCATGAAGATTTTCGTCCTTTCCAACAAGAGGCAATAATTGACATACAAAAAGAATTTGATAGCGGTATTGAATACGTTATTTTAGAAAGCCCAACGGGTTCTGGAAAAAGTGCAATGGCAATTTGTCTGGGTTTATATAATCAACCCAGTTTTCTGTTGACTTCTCAAAAGATACTTCAGGAGCAGTACGTCAAAGATTATGTTTCTAGTGAAGTTTGTGTTTTAAAGGGGCGAGGAAATTATCCTTGCAAATACTGGAGAGACACTGTGACTTGTGCAGAGGGCATTTGTCTTTTCAAAAAGAAATGCCAATACAGAATGGAATGTGAGTATAATATTGCAAAAACGAGAGCTATACAATCAAAAATAGCACTAATGAATTATTCATATTTTTTAAGTTCAATGCATTATACTGAGACATTTCCAAATAGAAATTTGTTGATAAACGATGAAAGTCAAGATCTGGAAAAATGTCTACTTGGATTCGTCGAAATTAACTTTTCTTCATATTATTTGTCGAAACTTGGCATCACATCAAAAATTCCAATCTATGACTCAGTTGAAAAATATATTGGCTGGTTAGAAGTGATGCATGAAAAAGCAGCATCTATTGCTGCAAAATATTCAGCACAATTAGAACATATTGAACCGAGCATATACAATCAAGACAGAATTTTAAAATTGAAACAAGAAATGGATGCATTGCATGACTTGTCAGTAAAGATCGAAAAACTTTTTAATAGTTATAAAAGTGTAGAATGGATTTTTGATATTGTCGAAAGTAAAGAATTAAAAAGGCAATCAATAAGTTTCAAACCCTTGACTGTTGCATTTTTTGCGAATGATTTAGTTTTTAAATATGCAGCAAAAAAAATATTGATGTCTGCAACCATTTTAGATAAAGATAATTTTTGTAAAACGTTGGGAATTCCGTCTGAAAAATCGACATTTATTAGATTACCATCGACTTTTGATAAAAAAATCAGGCCCATAATTTTAACAAATACAGGTGATATGGGAAAAGAAGATATTGACAGTACATTACCTAAAATAGTAAAAGATGTCGAGAAAATGTTGGACTATCATGATACTGACCGCGGGCTGATACATTGTCATACATTTAAAATTGCGGATTATATCATGAACAATATTGATATAAAATATAAGAAGCGGCTTCTTTCTCATACTTCAGAAGATCGGGAAAGTAAATTTGACGCATTTTTAAAGGCATCGGGTCCGACTGTATTTTTAACTCCTTCAATGACAGAAGGAATCGATTTAAAGGATGATTTAGCTAGATTTGTTGCGATCGTAAAGATACCATATTTATTTTTGGGTGATAAACAGATTAAAAAAAGAGCTCAGACTGATGGCTCCTGGTACCGTTGGAGAGCAGCATTAACAATAGTTCAGGCAGCGGGTCGAGGAGTCAGACACAAAGATGATTATTGTACAATTTATATAATGGATAGCGGATTCAAGAATTTTTTAAGACGAAACAGAGAATTTTTTCCAGATTATTTTGTCGATGCAATAAAAAACTTATGAATGTTTTAATTAAAGGTTCTGGTGACGTTCTTGGCAAAAAAGAATTCATCAACTTCATTAACAGGAAGTCTGAACATAATAATGTTGTCGTAATTTGTGGCGCTGGTACGAAAATAAATGAAGCTCTTAAAAATGCTGGTTTTAAGATAAACTTTGACAAGTATGGTCGCAGAATAACAAAATCAAACGACAAATTACTGGCTAAAGTCATTTTGCAAAATGAAAAATTAATCTTACAAAGTAAATGTCCACGTGCTTTGGCATTAATGTCATTATTAGAAATCGGCAATGTGACATGCCCAATAAATGGCGATGATTACGTAAAAGCATTGTATTTAGGTTTCGATGAAATTTACGTTTTCACATTACCCGGTAGAATGAACAAAAAGAAAAATATTTTTGGTAAAAAATTTGAAAAAGTGAAAATCATCGAGATTCAATAAAAATTTAACAAGGAGTGATTTATGAGTTTTGCTCAAATGCCAGAATTGAAAGATGTTGTCGATCTTGTTGTTAAAGCATTTCCGGAAAAATTGCAGCATATTGAATCAAACAGACTTCTTTATGCTTCGTTTTCAAGAAAAACATCGAGAGTCAAGGGACGGATTTGTCCAATATCTCCACGATATGAGATTTTTCTTGGTGAAGCTGTTTATATTTTAGAAGTTCATCTTGAAAGTTGGGAAAAAATGTCTGAGGGAATACGTTTATATGTCATTTTGCATGAACTGTTGCATATTCCTGAAATGGGTTTTCAAGACGGATCAAAACAATACAAACATACGATACGCCATAACGTCGAGGATTTTCGCGACTTGATAAAAGAATACGGCGTTGATATGGAAAATGTTGAGAAACTTGCAAAACAAGTCAACGAAGTTGTTAAAAAATAATGCCAGTCATAATTACGGCATTTAAATGTAGTAATTGCGACTATAGATTAGTATCTGACAAAGTTGAGCGATGTCCAAACTGTGGTCGTAAATTTGATTATTTTGAAGAACTGGGTGACGATTGTCATAAAAAAGCGAAGAGGGTTAAAAACAATGGTTGTCATAATTGATGGAAATCATTTAGCTTGTCGAAACTTTTTTGCAATAGATCCGTTAACAACTAGTTATGGAAAAGAGGTGCAATGTATTTATGGATTTCTTGGCTCATTGCGGCTACTTGTGAAAAGATTTAAAGATCCTGACACATATTTTTTTATTTCATGGGACATGGGTGGGAAGACATGGAGACATAATCTAGACATCAACTATAAAGGTAATAGGAAACCATTGTCTTCGGATTTTCGTGAACAATTAATTGATCTAAGGGCCATTCTAGAGTACTTTGATGTTCAGCAATGTGGAATACGTGAAATTGAAAGTGATGATATTATCGGAACGATCACATTAAAAGTTCGAAGACTGGGTCACAAGGTTATGATTGTCAGCGGAGATCATGATTTTGAACAATTAATATCAAATAATGTTTCAGTTTTGTCTGCTCATACTTCAAACAAAGAAGTCATGAAAAATGTTGAATATGTTCGAGAAACATATCAAATGGAACCCAATCTGCTTGTAGAACTGATGTCATTGACAGGTGATCCGACTGACAATATCGGAGGAATCGATGGCGTCGGTGATAAAACTGCGATAAGTTTATTGAAAGCGAATGATGGTTTAGACCATTTATTGGGTGATATTGATAATGCGAAATTTTATAATAAACATAATATTTTGGTCGATGTAAGTGATAAATTGAAAGAAAAAATAAAAAACAGTATTGACAAAATTCATTTAGCTAATAAATTAGTGCGGATAAATTGCAATGTCGATTTAAACATTGAATTAAAGCACAAGAAAAATGATTTTGAAAAAATAAAGGAAGAATTTATTAAACTCGAATTCAACAAATATTTGGAAAAATTTGACAAATGGACGAGCGACTTTATTTGAACCTCGAAAAACAAATTTTGGATCGTGTAACTATATCTAAAGAAGAATGCAAACTTTTTGTTGATTTAATGGCATTCATGATAAAAAAAATAATTATTGAAAAAAATGGATATACATTTGAAAATTTTGGACGATTTCATGTTAAAAGCTATAGAAACGTAAGAAGAAGATTTTGGTATAAACAAATTGTATTCAATGCTGCTTTTATATTTCGATCAAGAAAAGAACACGCTTTTTCAACAAACGGAGAAATAGAAAAAGTTTTAAAGACTTGTTTTGGTATTGATCAACTAAGAGCAAAAAATTTGCATAGAATATTTTTTCAATGTATCACGGTTGCGATTAGAGAATATGATGGTGCATTTATTCCAAATTTTGGAACTTTCAAAATTAAGGGAAAATCTGCTAATGGTCATGACATGATACGTTTTAAGGCATGTAAAATATTCGAGATGGAAGCTAGGAAAAGACACGCGAATATCATATTGCCAAAACGAATAAAAAGTATTTTAAAATTTTTAAATTTTAGTGAAAAATCAGTATTGAGAAGTGATAGAAATATCTATAATTGAACGGTAATGGAGAAAAAATGATTCGCAGAAAAGGCTTTTCAAATGTTTCGTCAGAATCGGTTAAAAACCTTGAACAAAAGACCGCTCTTGATGATGAGGACGTGTTAGAATTAAAAATTAAGATCAATATTGGGAAAAAGATTATCGAAGCTGATATCAATGAATCACTGTACATTCCGACTTTGGACAAAATAAATCATATCATGATTTCTAATGCAATGGCAGAAATTCCGTCATTGCATGCTCGGTGGAATGTATTATATAATGAAGCTGTTTATGATTATGATATTCAAAAAACAAGATTGGAAGTTTGGATTTCAAGAAAATCTCGGGATTATCGTCATGAACTTAATAAACTTGAAGGTTCAAAAGTAACTGAAAAAATGGTTTTAGAAGCAGTTCAACTGGATCCTGAATATCAAATCATAAGCGACGGATTGGCTGAATCAAAGAAAAACATGAAACATGTACTTGCTCTAGCTAATGGATTTGGTGAAAAGGGTGAAAAATTAATTAGCATAGCATCAATGATGAAATGGGAAGGAGAAAATTTAGCGAATAGTAGAAGAACATCATCGGGATCGTCTTATCATCATATTCAAAAAAGTGATGCAAAAAGAAATGTCGATGAGATCGAAGATAAAAAATCATTAGATGTCAATGGTGGATGGCCAGCATAAAAATTTAACTTTTAAAGGAGTCAAACGTATGACAGACAAAACAAATCCGTGGTTAAGTGAAGCTGACAGAGTAGAATCTGGTAGCAGTAGTGGAAAGAAATTCGAAGACGTTCGTGACATGAAATTTCAAGATAATAAGGAATATCAAATTCGTTGTATTCCTCATCCGGATTCAAAACAGTTTCCATTCGTCGGTTATATCTCACATTGGGTTCCTCAAGCGAATTCAAAAAACAATAGACCAATTGTTCATGCAATCGATAAGCGCTGTATTATTTGTGACTGGATTTCTGATCAATGGAAAGAAATCAATAGAATGAAAGAAGAAGATGATATGACGGATAAAAGTCCTGAAGTCATCAAAATTAGAGATAAAATGAAACCGGTGAATGGAAAGAAACGCTATGATATGAATATTCTTGATCGTCATGACATGACAGTTGAGAATAAGGAAACGAAACAAAAAACAATTGCTCCTAAACGAATGTCAGCTCCGTTCAATGTCTATGAATCAATTTTTAGCTGTGCAAAGAAATATGGAAGTCCATCTGACGCTATTACTGGTTATGATTTTACTATAACGACAGAAGGTGAAGGTGAACGACGTCAATATAGTACATTACCAGAACGTGAAAATTCACCATTGACCGTGGAAGAAATTGAATCAGTCAAACGCGGTTTTGATGTTCAACGGTTAAGGAAACCTTCTACTGTTCAAGAAATGTATTCGATTCTTGAAAATGCAAAAGCACCGTTTAATGATATTTTGGATTATTTATCTGCTGATGAGAAACTTGCAGGAAAAGAACACAGTGAAAAGCAGAAAAATGATGTTAAAAATATTGAAAAGCAAAGTTCACCAAGTGTTGAAGAAAAAGTCGAACGGGCTGAACCGATTGAACCGAAGAAAAATTTAAGCATTGAAGAACCTGTAAAAACTACTGCAGTAGCATCATCGGTGATGTCAAATGATGAGGGAGATTTGAATCAATATGAATGTAAGGGTTCATATGATGCAAATGATGTAGGATGTGAAAATTCTTCGGATCCTTGTCCAGTAAATGAACAATGCAAAAAAGCTGCTCCGTATTACAAAAAGGCAGCAGAACTTGGAATTGATGTCTCGCAAGATAAACCTTTTGAAAAAGTGATTGAAGAAGTTGAAGAAAAAACAAAGGTCGCTAGTGTAGATACAACGAAAAGACGTCGCAGAGTTGTTGAAGATGTTGCTGCACCGGCACCTGTAGTCGAAACAGTAGCAACTGCTCCGGCAAAGAAAAAGCTGCCATTTTAAATGTTAACTAGTAGCAGCTCAATACTGCTACTAGTTTTCTTATTTGAAGGGAGACGAAATGGAATATCATACAAATGACAAAGTACTACCGATTTTGAAGTTACCTGATCCATGTCCAATTTCATTGTCATTAGATGATGATGCTTATATTCATCTCAGTATCGGTCCAAGAGATATCACATTTAACAGAAAAAGTGGCAAAGTAGCTGGTTCGGGATGTTTTCTGGGTAACCAAGATGAATCAGAAAAACTGTTGTTAAGAAGAAGATTAAAAAATAAATTAATGGAGATTTAAAAATGGCAAAAAATATAATTACTGCTGCTCAACGAATTGAAGAAAAATTTGGAGTCAAATGGCAAAAGGTTGGATCTTCAGTTCTAAAACCCCCACCGTCAATTCCAACGGGTTCATTGCTACTTGACGAAGCTATCGGCGATTGTAAGGGATATCCTGAAGGTGCAATTATCGAGGCTTATGGACCTCAGCATTCGGGCAAAACTTTGATGGGATATCTTGCAATTTCAGCTTCGCAAAGAGCTCATCCTGAACGAGACAATTTACTTATTGATGCAGAAAATCAATTTCGATTTCAGGCTCGTTGGGCAGAACAGGTCGGTGTTGATGTTAAAAATATTCATGTTAGTCCTGTAACATCTGCAGAAGAAACATTTGATATCATTGAAATGGCGATTTTGGGTGATGTCGAATTAAATTCAGAAGGATTTGTAAAACGGGTCATAACACCGGGCAATTTCGGAATTATCATGGTAGATTCTGTGACTCAGCTTGTGCCGTTAGAAATGATACACAAATCGATGGATCAAAATAAAAGAATGGCAGCTCTCGCTGCTGTCATGTCAGTGGGTTTGAAAAAAGTTGTTTCAGCGATGTCTTTGACACAATCAAAAACAATTATCTTTTTCGTTAATCAAACACGTATGAATCCTCAGGCAAAGTTTGGAGCAAATCCCGAAGGTCGTACTGGCGGAACTGCTTTAGCTTTCTATGACACAATTTCTTTTCGAGTTTCAAAAGTATTCGAATCTGAAGAACGTGATGCAAAAGGAAAGATTTTTGCCCATCAGTGTAAATTAAAAATAGTCAAGAACAAAGCGGGTCAACTTCCAGCTAATCCGTTGATTTTCAGATTGAGATATGATGGAACTGGAATTGATAATGATTTTGAGTTATTTAATGTCGGAAAATTAAACGGGATCATTTCAAAGGCAAAACCGGGTTGGTACAATTTTTATAAGTTGGGAACTGATGAATTACTTGATAAGACTGTTGAAAATTTTAAAGAAGAGGATTTCAACGAAGTAATGAAAAAACATCCCGATGTGAAATCAACGATTATTACATTGATTAGAGAAGGTAAATTTTATAGTAATGATGCTGAAGTTGTTGAAGATCCAACTGAAATAGATGATGCGAATGTTGTTGAAAAGCCGACAGAACAAAAAGCAGACAAAATACTAGAACCAGAAGATCATGTCGTAGAACAGAAGATAATTATCGAGAGACCGCAAGTCGAGCAACCAGCAACAATAATCGCAGAAGAGCCGGGGAAAAGGCATTATCGCAAAAGAGCAGAAACATCAGCATGAAAATTCTTGGAATAGATTCTTCAAGCAATGCTACGGGTTGGGGTGTGATTGAACGAAATGGTCAAGATTTTCTCCACACTCGTGGAGTTGTTTCATTGATCGAATTTGGTTTAATTACACCTCATTCTCCTATGTCTGTCACTCAGCGTTTATATTTTTTCGGCAATGAAATTGAAAAGATGATAAATAAGGTCAAGCCTGATGAAATAGCTATTGAAGAGACAATTTTAGTTCGTGGTCCCAAAATAATGAGAACTCTAGCAAGATTTAGCGGAGTTGCGTTGTACAAGGCATATTCTTATCAAAAACGTGAAATTGCAGCATTTGAACCTCAAGTTTGGAAGAAAAAATTGGGTATCAGTGGACATGCAAAGAAAGCAGAAGTGCAATGTGAAATTTGTAAAATATTTAATTTAATTGATGAAACAAAGCTTAATGAATATAAAAAATTATTAGAAGAATCGGGAATCAAAATAAAAGAAATCAAAGATATAATGAGAAAGAAATCCAAAGAGTTTGACGGAGAACTTAAAAAATTAAAACGTCAATCGAAAGCTGATAAAGCATCTTATGAGAATTTAACGGGCTTATTTAATGCTATTTCTGAAAAAAAAATGATATATATTAAAGAAATGGAAAAACAATTAAGAGTTTATGAAAAAGTATACGAACAGGTTGGTACGAATATCTACAGTGACGTAGGACTCAACAATGATGTAGCTGATGCGCTAGGAGTCGCTCTGTGTGTCAACAAATGACATCAAATATCATTATGATCAGGAAAATGATTCTTTTGTAAAAGAGGGTCAAATTTCTGTTAATTGGCTTCTCTCTCAGGTCCTTCAGATTCCGGATATACAGATTTCAAAAATTTCAAATGAAGATTTGCAAAAATTTTTACATCTTCTTGACCAATCGAATTTAAGAATGCCCGATGGAAAGCATAGTTTGATTTGGTTAAAAGAAGATTTAAGACAAAAACTTGAAATGGCAAAAGGACAGTTGGGACAATCATGGGCAAATATAACAGAGAGATATCGTTTTATTTTACAACAAATAGATTTTATTTTAGCGCTTGCTCCTGATATTGAAGAAAAGAATAAAACCATACTTAAAGAAAAGAAAAAGGATTTGAGTTTGACACCCAATAACATGAAATGCATTTTTGATAAAGACAAACAAGATGAGGAAAAATTATGAGTTTAGTAATGATTTCTGATATTCATTTGGGTCGATACAAATACGGCAATTTAAATCCTCAAACAGGTTTGGATTTACGAACTGAAGACATTTTAAGTAATGTTAGAGAAGCAATTAAATATGCTCATGATATAGGAGCCAAATATCTTACAATTTTAGGAGACCAATATCATTTAAAACGTCCTGTAGAAATTTTTAGGGAAGCTTTGGCACAAGTTCTTCGAGAGGCGTTGGAACAAGGTCTTGAAGTTTTTGTTATTTTGGGAAATCATGATCAAGGAAGAACAGCGGCACACGATCTTGTTGAACTTCATGAGCTTAGTCATTTAGTTCCTCTTTTTCATGTTATCGATACTCCTGAAACATTTGAAAGAGGTGAATATTTTTTCGCGTTTCTACCTCATGTTAATCAAATCAAACTAAATATCTCGAATATTGAATTTTTTCAATATCAGCTTGATAAAATAAAAGAACTTTCGAAAGCTGCTCAAAAAAGTAAGGCAAAATATAAAATCTTTTTCGGACATTTCGGAACAGACAAATCAGTAGCAGGAAAAGGTTTTGATATCGGAAGCACTGGAAAGAGCACAAGAGTAATTCCATTATCTATTTTTGACAAGACGATATGGACTAGAGTTTATTTGGGAGACATTCACAAACCTCAGGAATTAAATGATTTTTGTAGACATGTAGGTTCTATCGCAAAGGTCGATTTCGGAGAAGAATCTGAAAAGAAGGGCTTATATCATTTTGAAAATGGAAATGATAAATTTATAGAACTTCATGACAGAGAATTCAAAACTCTGAGCGTTGACTTGACAAACGATGCAAGAACATCGATGGAAAAATTTTGTGATATTGTTCAGGATTTGAATCTGTCAAAAGCAATCGTTAGACTTGACATTAAAATTCGTCAAAAAGATGACGGATTAATTAATTTCAAGGGTATCGAAGAATATCTGAAAGGTGCTTCATGGAAATATATTGGTAAGGGAATAACACAAATTAGCGATGAATCTGAAGAAGTAATTATTGATGAATATAAAAATTTGGATTATGCAAAAATTTTCAAGGACTACGTTCAAAAAGCGAAAGACCAAATTGATGAAGATATTTTTGAAGATGTTTTGATTGAAGGCGAAATAATCTTGTCTGAAATTTTAAATCAAGGAAAAAAGTCATGATCTTAGAACAAATCATTTTGGAAGGATTTTTAAGCTATAAAACTAAACAAACTGTCACATTCGATAGTGACGGTGTGTATTTAGTCAACGGTTCAATCAACGGAGATTTTCATCTTTCAAATGGTGCAGGAAAATCGGGACTTTTTGAAGTGATTCCAGTCAATTTTTGGGGAAAAATAGGTGGAAGATCAGATAAGATTGATAGTTATATAAACGATGAAATGGACGCAATGTATACTGAAATCATTTTCAAAATGGATGATGTTCATTACAAAAGTATAATGTCTAAGTCAAGAGCTGGTTCGGCAAATCATGAAATTTTTTATGAAGACAATGAAACTTGGAAAAAGACTGACAAAACAATTGATGATATTTTGGGCTTGTCAAACAAATCATACAGTTCGACTGTTTATTTAAGTGAACGTGAAGCATCGCAATTTATCGACGGGACAGGTGCTGAAAGAAAAGAAATTTTCCGAGAATTATTGAATATACAGCAATTTGAAGAAGCGGCAAATGTTTGTAATAAAAAATGCAATGACTTTGATAAAAAAATGACTGTGAATATGAGCGTAGTTCAAAATTACAAAGATGATTTAGACAAAGAACAGCAATACAAAGATGAGCTTGAAAAATTGAAAAAAACGTCTGATGAGCTTGTAAAAGAAGAAAAAAAGTATCAGGATGAATTCAAAATTATTGATAAGAAAAAACATGAACTGCAAATTCAAGTTGAAAAACTTCAAGCGATAAGAGAACTTATTAGTTCAGAAAATGAATTATTGAAAGAAAATGATCGACAGTTTCAAAAGAATTTGTTGAAAATTAAGGAAGTAACTGAAGATGAACGAGACAAAAATGAGCTTTTGATTCTTGAAAAAGAGCAAATGAAAAAACTGAATGATTCGAAGAGCGATATTGAAAAACAAATTCGGGAAATGAAAGATCAAGAAAAAGAACTTATTGAAATTGAATTAAGATATAAAAAGCTGATTGATGAAATATCGAAAAAGAATGAAATCATAAATGCGCAAAAAATCGAACAACTCGGATATATCAAAAAAATCGAACGAAATCAAGAAATAATTAAAGAAAAACAAGAGAGATATGCCGAATTAATTGGCGAAAAAGAACAAGTAGAAAAGCTTGATAGTTCTAAAAAAGATATTGAAAAACAAATTCAGGAAATAAGGGAGCAAGAAAAAGAGATCGCAGAAATTGAACTAAAGCACAAAAATTTGAATGACGATGTATTAAAAAAGAATGAAGTTATAAATACTCAAAAAATTGAACAATCAAAAATCAAGGCACAAATCGAGCAAATTGATGCATTAATAGGAAAAATTGACAAATTTGGAAATATTTGTCCCATATCTGAAATGCAATGTAAAATAATTAATGATGAATATAGAAAAACATTTAAAAATGATAAAGAGTTAGAAAAAGCAAAATTAGATGAAATTTTGAAAACTAGTCAAAAAGAAGTAAAAACGATCGAAGATTCAATTGTGAAATTAAGCATACGGATTGAGGTTTATTTCGCAAAAATTCAGTCGAAAAATGTTCTGACAAAGAAAATTGCTCAATTAGAGATAAATTTGAATGACATTATAAATCAGCAAAAGAATTTCAATGTCAAAGAGGCACTTTTTAATAAATTCATTGAAACAAATGAAAAAGCAATCAAAGAATACAACGAAGCAAAACTTGATGAGATTTTAGTAATTAGGCAAAAAGAAACTAGAGTAATCGAAGATGAGATTGCGAGATTAAATATCCAATTGGATGTTCATTTTGAAAAAATTCAATCAAAGGGCGCTTTGACAAGAAAAATTTCACAATTTGAGATAAATCTCAATAATATTTCAAATCAACAAAAGAATTTTCAAGAGCACAAAGAACTTTTCAACAAGCTGGTTGAAACAAATGCTAAAGCAATTAGGGAATGTAATGAAGAAAATCTGAAATTAAATCAGATGATTGAGAAGTGCAAAGAAAAAATCAAAGAGCTGCAACTTAAAATAAATCCCAAGTTTGATACTGAACTCCGTGAAATAATTAGTCAGCTTGATACATTGAATGCAGATCTGACTGATATAAAGAAAGAAATTAAGCTGGTAGAAAATGATATAAGTATCTATGGTGAAAAATTGAAAAGAATATCTGATATAAAAGTTCAAATCGAAAATTTAATAAAAGAGAACAACATATTAATGAGACGAAAAAAGTCTTTTCAAGAACTCAATCGAATTTTTGGAAAAGACGGAATACAAAAAGCAATCATGAAGGATTCAGTACCGTTCTTGGAAAAATCTGCATGCGAATTGCTTAAAATATTTAACAATGATTCAGAAAAATTAAAAATTAAATTTGACTTAGATCCAAGAGTAGCATCGGGTGAATTGAGAAAGGGTGGAGGATTAGATATTCTTGTGATTGAAGAAGGAAAAGAACCTAAGGATTTGAGAATGTATTCTGGTGGAGAAAGAGTCAGGTCAATTTTCAGTGTCATTCTGGGCTTATCAAAATTGTTGTCTTTGAGGTCTGGAAAACGGCATGATACGATGATAATTGATGAAAAAATAGCGAAACTGGACAGAAAAGGAACTGAACAATTTGTAGAAATCATCGATGTAGTATCAAAGTGGTATTCTAAGGTATTTATTATAACACATATAGAAGCATTAAAAGAAATGCTGGGTGAACATGAAGTTTTAGTAAATAAAACAGACGAAGGAAGCATGGTGACAGTCAGCTGAGGTACTTCTGTATGAAAGATAGCAAAATCAAAACATATCAAAAGTTTTTAGAATCAACGGAAGCTATCAAAGATGATTTTTTGTTTCAAATTAGGCAAGAAAACAGAAGTACTCAAGACGAGAGAATTGGGCTGTTTGTAGACATCCAAAACATCTATTATAGTTCAAAATCACTTGGCGGAAAAATTGATTTCAAAAAGCTACTTGAAAATACGGTTCGAAATCGTCATTTAATTACTGCGAAAACATATCTTGTCAATAGTGACGTGGATAATAGTCAATTTGTTAAATTACTCAAGCAATTAAAGTACGATATTGTTTCGAAATCATTAAAAACTCGAGCTGATGGATCTCAAAAAGCAAACTTAGATATTGAAATGACAATTGATATCATGGAAGCAAAGAATGGACTTGATACTGTTGCTATTGTAACAGGTGACGGTGATTTTGTGCCATTAGTTGAATTTTTGAAATTACAAAGCATTAGTGTCGAAATTTATGGTGTATTGACGACGACGGCTGTTGATTTGAAGAACGCAGCATCAAGATTTTTTGAAATTGACAGTTCTTACCTGTACTTCGGTGATAAATAACGAAGTTTCTAATCTATTTATATGATTTGCTGATAGAAAGGGAGGTCATTATGAGCTTTTTAAAAACTGGATCTCCGCAACCCATGGCAGTTGTTGATGAAATGTGCCAAATTTGCGGAGCTAGGAAAGCTGAATTTTTTGTTAATGGACAGTCAATATGTACTGAATGCAAAGCGAAACTCGAATCTGAACAAAAAAATGAATTTTGATAGCGATTCATTCAAAGCTGATAAGCGTAGTTTCATTCAATACGCTGAACAATCGGGCGGCTATAATAATTTTAATAGACGCGAGGTAAGTGTTGACAATCGTCTAATCGAATTGTTTTTTGCTGATTTTGAAGGTCTTTATGCTAATCAGGAACATACTGATGACTATGAAATAAAGAAAAGAATTGAAGAAATTAAGTACATCATCGATAACATGTTGCCGGAAATTGAAAAACAAGTCATCGTGATGTTTTTCTATTTAAAAAGGAAACAAGAAACAATCGGAAGAATTTTGCACGTTTCACAAGAAATGATTTGTTATTATAAGAACAGAGCATTGACAAGAATTAAAATGATGCATTTCTTCAGAAATATAAATATCGAGGACATGGAAAATTTTCTTACTAAACATGTGACAAAAAAACAAAAAACTGCAATGGTAGAGTATTTTAAAGTTCATGATATGCGAAAAATTGCAGTTAAAATAGCAAAAATGGAAGGTAAAAAGTTTATTCCATACGAAGCGATTGGTTCAAGATTCAGACTCGGATTGAAAAAAATGAAAGAATTAACATTATCTTATGACAATTATGTCGCAGATCAATCGAAAATGTATCTTAAAGTATTTACTTTACTTCGTAAATATAATTCTTTATATCACACACAGTCGAAAAAGCCAGTTTTACCCGAAATAGATGTTTCATAAAATTTTCTAAAGTTTTTATCTTGGAGTATTCTTTAAACAAGAGGTTTTTCAGTGTCTGTTAAACATCAAATTTTTGCTCAAATTATCGATAATGACGTGGGTCATGTATATCAGTCTGCAATCAATGAATTATCGAAAAAGCATATTTCGTTAAATTGTTTTGTCAATTCGAAAGTTGTATCAAAATGCGACGATGAACATGTATTGAATGCAGTTGAATTAATCGCGAACGTTTGTAATGAAATAGATGAATGCGAACAACTAACTAAAACAGCCACTGAAAAAAAAGATGAACCTGAACCTGAAATGGATTTTTATACAAAGGCTGTATTAAAGACATTAAAGGTTGCTCAGACGATGTTGATCGGTTTAATGCCAAAAAGTCCATGGAAAATTGCAATTGCATATAATGCTCTTCACTTTACTATAAAATACGTCGAAAAAGAAATGAGAGCTAAAGCATTGGAAAAACAAAAACAAAAGGCTAAAGCATGAATATTTTAACTCAGCAAAATGAACCCAATTTCGTAAAAGCAATCTTAAAGAGTGTCATTGCCGGATTTTCTAATGATATCATTGTCAAATCAGTTCGTGATTTGATGAAAATGAAACAGGCCAGTAAAGGTATTCTTATAGCTTCACCTGATGCTCTTCGTTCATATGCTCAAAATTTGAAGGCTTCACTTGAAGAAATAGCAGATAAAGTAGAGGAAATGGAATATCAAGAGACTGATAATATTGATAACATTGATATTAAAGAAGATGAAAGTATTTATAAGAAAGATGTTGAAGCTAATAAAATTTCTGGAACGATAATTGTCAATTTTAAGAAAGATATGTCAAATCTTCGTAAAGCGAATCGAATTGAAGTGACAAAGAACGATTCAATCAAAATAAAAAACAAAATTTTCGCATATTTGAAAAATGAATACAAAACATTGAAGGCAGATTTGAATGACAAAATTTTCAAATCTAATTTAATCTTTGATGATGTTGAATCTGGTAACGCAAAAATAAACTATGAAATAAACGGTGCATTTTAATCATGGAAATATCAAGACCCGGACAATCTAAATTCGTCGATCAAATTACTTCTGAAATTCAGAAAAGTGCTGGTGCTATGTATTTTGATCGTGTCAACATGGAATTCAAAAAAGAAGACCCATTTAAAGATGTAGCATTACCCAATGTATGGAAAAGAAAAGGAAATAAATTATTGCGGAGGAAAAATATATGAGATTAGAACCAGTATCAGACTTTACAAACAGAGTTTTTGAAGAGTTAGGATATCAGGACAAAAAAGCAGAAGTAAAAAAAGAATCAATCAAAGCTGAGGCTCCGAAAGAGCCTATTTCATTTGCAGACGAACTATTTAATTTGAATAAAGGAGCATAAAATGTTTCAACGTGATGGTAACTCAGAATTTGTTGATAAGCTGATTTTTGGTAAAAGGGGAAATTTGATTGGTCTGAAAAAGGCACAAGAAAACGGTGTCGAAACGAAAGAAGATGCGACAAATTTATTAAAGAAATTTGACAAAAGCGAAGATATTCCCAATTCTTATGTCAAAGAGCATAATGACAGAATCGAAAGCGGAGATAGTCCCAAAGAAGTTATAACAGACTTTTTTGAAGGGCTCAATAAAGTGAAAAAAGATGCGAATAAAATGACGCTTCGAACCGCTCATCTTTTAAGGCAAGCTGGAGTTTTCAACAGAGCCGATAAAGATGTTTATCAAGACCTTAAGACAAGTGATTTTTGGAAAATTTCTGATGATAAAAAGCATGTCATGAGAGTTTTTAAAGAAGTTGAGGGTGGAATTTCTGATAGATAAACTATAAAAAGAACTTAAGCTAAGGAGAAATAAAATGAGTAAAATTAATCAAAGTCCGACTTGGCTAGACAAATTAGCCGAAGATACGATGAAGTCCGCTTCTGACAAAAGGGCAGATCGACGGAATCGTATTGCCAATGCTGCTGACTGGTCTGAAAAAGAAGTAAAAGATTTCATGAAAGATGAAGTAAATGATTCAATTCATGATAAAGCATTGAAAGCCGTAATAATGGACGCTTTGTTTTCGTTAGGAACGATTAAATGGAAAGAGCTTGCAAAAAGTATAGCTCGTGAAATGCCGAAAGAAAATAATTAACTAATAAAGTGAGAAATCAAATGAGCAAAATCAATCAAGAACCAAATTGGCTGGATAAATTAGCTGAAGACACTATAAAATCAGCATCAAAAAAGAAAGCTGCTGCGAAAACTTTTGCTGACGAAGCAGAATTTTCGGTTGCCATAAGCAATTTCATGTCTTCAGTAACTTCAAAATTAGTCTATTGCAGTCTTGGAAAGAAAAGTTACAGAGGTCCTGATATTTTGAATTTCAATTTACTGTGAAATTTAATTTAAAGGATCCGTTTGTCGATTCGAAAAGTTATGATGCTGGTGAAACTTACATTTATCTGTCGAAACGTTTTTATGACGTGGTTGATTCAGAGGGAATTAAACAATTCGGTGAAAAACCCAGATGGAATAATACAAGAACAATCGCTTGGTTTTAAATTTACTTAACAATGCTTCAATTGACTTGCAGGAAAAACTTGCAGGGAGAAGCTTAACAAAGGGAGACATGAATGGGCAAGATTGAACGTGAACCCAATTGGTTAGATAAGTTAGCCGAAGATACAACGATTGATTCAACTCAATCAATTAATAGTATCTATGATCGTGGTATTTCGGGTATTGTTGAAGAAAGAACTTCAACGATGTCAGAATTTTTGAGCAAATTAGCTGAAGATACTGAAACAACTCAAATGACTGATACAGTACCTGATGACCAGATCGAAGATATCGACCCTATCGACATGAATTTTAAACCAGAATCAAAAACTGCGTTATATCATTCGTATGAATCTGTCGATGTTGATCGTGAACCAGGCAATATGAATCGCCATACTGCTGATAAAAAGAAAAGGACTTTCATTGCAACTCAGTTAGACAAAATTGAAAAAGATTTCAATAGCTTGCTGTATGAAGGAAAACATCCTAATGAAATTCAAAAAATTCTGAACAAAAAATATCCCGGTGATATTGTTAGAAAATTCATGGAAGCGTCTGTTCAAGTTGAACTTAATAAGTATTCATCTTTGGGATTTGCAAATTTGAAAGATGATGAAGATGTAAAATCGTTAGTTCTTACATCCAAAGTTCAATCAATAACCAAGAGTTCTGCGAAAGAAATCGTCAATAAATTGGCGAAGTTAGATTTTGTTTCAAAAGAAGAAATTGATGAAGTTTCAAAGAAGCTTGAAGATCAAGACCCTTTGAAAGAAACATTGTCATTTGTTTTTTCATTGGGCAAAATTCGCAGAGCAAGAGGACGAGTAGATAGCAAAATGACTAAGTTAGCAGTTGAAGATGTCAATACCCTTGATGTAACGATTAACAAAGAAAATAATGACAATAAAAATAGCTGCAGAAAAATTTTAGCTAAACATGAAGAGATTCTAGATCTTTATAAACAGATGCTTCGTAAAGGCAGTTCTGCAATAAAAATCAAAATTGCAATTAAGAAAGTCTACGGAAGAAAAGCATTCAATAGTTTTTATGAAGAATACAGAGATGATATTAAGAAATACGCAGGATTTTTACAAAAAGAAAATTCACAGAATTTCTCATATGTTAGCAATGTTGCTGTTCAACCCAGTACTGATGCAAACAGAGAAGTTTTGCCCTCTGTTTCTGCGTCAGAAAGTATAGAATCCAAACTGACAAAGATTGCAAGTTTTGTGGCTGGATTATTGAATCGTGGGAAGTCTTTTTCTACGATTTGTAAATCTTTGACAAAAGTCTATGGAAAAGAACTGACAACGACATTTCTATTGAAATATGCTAATATCGACAAATGCTACGGACCTCACAAGGTTGCTTTTGATATGTTGACAAATGGAAAGTCATTATCAGAAGTAAAATCTGAAATTTCAAAGAAATTTGCTAACAAGTCGTTTTTGCTTGAAAACGAACATTTATTGCAAAAGCATTATGGACAATTGGGATACATTTTTATTGATTCGAATATTTATGCAAATTGTCAGTCTAATGAAATGCAAGATGCTTTCAATAATCTTAAACATGTTGGTAGTTCATTAATTTCATCTGTAAAGTCGAATTCTAAATGTCAAGGTTGTTCTTGCAATGAAAAAGGACGATGCAACAAAGTCAGTTTGTTAATTTCTAATAACCCTATCGCTCGTTCACCCAGAGCTGCAAAAAAGATTTTCGAAAAGGCAACAAATTTAGTGACAAAGGACTATATCGAAAAATTTGCTAATGAAATTAAGGAAACAGGAAATTTGGAGCTTATTTCGAAATTTAATCTTGGATTAAAACAAGCCATACAAGATGATTCCAGAAATATCGGAAAAATCGCATCGAAAGACAGATCGACAAATATCGATGCTCAAATCGCAATGAGTCAATCAAATGTCAGTTTCGATGTCGAGTTATTTCGAAAAGAAAACACGTCGAGGATCATAGATAGCATCTTGCAGTAATAATGGTTATCTATTAACTTTAAAATTGATGACCTCTCAGACAACTCTAAGAGGTCATTTTTGGTAAAATGATGAATTTCAAAGATAAGACTTATACATTTCAAGATATTCCTGAAAAAAGACAATTTGTCTTTGACAGGACAAAGACGATATATCCTGATCTTGATGATGCAAAAATTGATGAAATTTTGAATAGCATCAAAATCTATTTACGCGATCAAAAAGAAAAGGGTGCTTCAAATCATTTAACGAAGAGCATCTTTGTTAGTTTTAAGGAATTAGCAAAAAGAAATGTTACTGATGAGCAGAGTTTGATAAAATATCTTGAAAGTCCATATTCGCCGATAACACATGAAACGACTCACATTTTTCAAAATATCTTTGAAGAATTTCCTGATGTTCAGTATAATAAAAAAGAAGATGATGGAAAATTTAAAATAGACTATAAGAAATATGTAACTGATGAAGGTGAAATTCAAGCAAGATTAGAACATATCATTGAACTATTAGATTTCGGCTTCACAAAAGAAGAAATTGTCAATTTTTTATATAGCAGGGCTTATAAAGATCAACCAATCTGGAGAGATTTAGTTGATAAAGCGATGAAGCTAAGAAAAGAATCAAAATAGATTCAAAAAGATTAAATTTATGGAAACTGTTAAGATTAAAATTGAATTTGATGGTTGGCGCTGTTTATCAAAAAAGCAGCAATTAGAAATATTACAATTATCAAGAAGCAAATTTGTCAATTCAAACTTTTCTGATAACGGACTCTTGGTTGAAGCAAAAGAAGAATACGACGCTTTTCATTTTTGCTATTTGGCAATTATACAATATAGAGAATCATTAAATAATTGGGACGGATATTCAGTTTCTAAGTTGAGTAAAAAAATAATCTTAAATTTTGCTGACAGAAAAAGAAAGCTAAAATTTGAATATTTTAAACGATTGATAAAAGAAAATTCGCTAGATGATGCAAAGTTTATTTTAGCTGGAAATTTGTATTTATATCCTGATGATACTGTTGAAATTTTGTCTGATGTTCAAAGAGAAATGAATAATACATTTAGACATATGAATGATGATGAACTTTTAAAAGCATATCACATTATTTTGATGAAAGCAGCAGAGAGAGAAAGAAAATTTTAAAAAGGAGCTTCTATGTGGCCATTTAATGTGATAGATACACGACGAAAATATACATGGAAACCTGATCTTCCCGACCATAGAGATTTCATGTATGCAATTACACCACCGACAAAATTACCAACAAGTATTGATTTAAGAAAAATATGTCCGCTTGTTTATGATCAAGGAAATTTGGGAAGTTGTACCTCAAATGCTCTTGCCGGAGCTGTTCAAACTTTGGAAAATATTGACAAATTATCTCCAGTCATGATGAGTCGATTATTTATCTATTATAATGAAAGATCACTTGAAGGCACTGTGAAACAGGATTCGGGAGCTCAACTTCGTGATGGAATCAAAACATTAGCAACGAATGGTGTTTGTCCTGAAACTGATTGGCCATACATAATTAGTAAATTTAAAAGCAAACCAAATACAAAATCATATCAAGATGGATTACAACATAAGATAACATCTTATTCAAGATTGACAACATCAACAGACATGAAAACTTGTTTAGCTTCAGGATTTCCTTTTGTTTTCGGATTTACTGTTTATCAAAGTTTTGAATCAACACAAGTCGCAAATACGGGAATTGTACCGATGCCTTCAAAAAATGAACAAGTACTCGGAGGACACGCTGTCATGGCCTGTGGATTTGATGATAGCAAAAATTGGATGATTGTTAGAAATAGTTGGGGATCTTCTTGGGGAGCCGCAGGATATTTTTTCCTGCCATATTCATATATATCAAACACAAATTTGGCAACAGATTTTTGGACGATTCGTAAGGGAAATTTAATGCTCAATAAATAATCATGGACATTTCAAAAATAGCAGATTCAATTTTTAAAATTAAAGATCTTTTCAGTAATGATTGGGTCAGCTTACGTGAGTTGTCTTGTCCATCAAAAGACATAAAAGGATATTCTTTTCTGCATGAAACAAGATGCGACGGAAAAATAATTTCCATTCTTCCATACAAAACTGTCGATGAAGATTATGAATTTTTAATCAGGAAAGAAGTTACTCCTTGCTGGTCATTATCGCCTGAATTTAGTTCTATCACTGGTGGTGATGAAGGAAATGTTGTTAAAACAACTATAATGGAATTGAAGGAAGAAGCAGGATATGACGTAGATGAATCCGAATTGATTGATTTGGGAATTTGTTATGGAACAAAATCTTCTGATACTATCTATTCACTTTTTTCTGTCAATTTAACTGACAAAAAGAAAGGTGAAGTTGCTGGAGACGGATCAAGTTTAGAAAAAATTGCGACATGTGTTTGGGTTAAAGCGTTGTTTTTGTTGAAAGTTAAAGATCCATTAGCCTCAACATTGTTTTTGCGTTTAATGAACTATCTAAACCTAAGCGAATGAGGTGATACATGTTTAGTCTCAGACGATTTAGTGTTGAAGACAGAATCAAAATATCGGCTGATGATGTAGTTAGAATATTAGCCATCGATGGCGGTGGTGCAAAAGGAATTATTCCGGCGTATCTTTTAAAAAGAATCGAAGAAGTCGTTGGAAAACCCATTTGGCAAATATTCGATTTAATTGTCGGATCTTCTGTTGGATCTGTAATTGGCGGAACATTAGCAGCAGGAAAAATAACAGCTCCTGATTTATACACGAAGACATATAATGCTTTACCTGATGTTTTTAAGAAAAGGTGGTTCAGGAATTATTTTGTAGATCCTATATATAATAGACAACCTTTGGTCAACATTTTAATTGAGAATATCGGGACTATTCCGATGTGTCAAGTCAAAACTGATTTCATGTGTACTTCAGTTGATTTGTGTGATACAATGACGCACTATTTTAAAAGCTGGGAAAGTTTTGATGGCCAGGAAATTTTAATTAATACTATCAATTTTTCTTATGCTGCTCCCTTATATTTCGGAGCTATAGTCGATTCAGTAACGAAGTCAGTCTGGATAGACGGTGGTTGTGCAAATGATAATTGTCCATTAAAAGAAACAATTATTGAATGTTTTCGCCAAGATTGGATGCAAGATAAAAAGGTTCATATTTTGTCATTAGGTTGTGGACATATAAATCATAGCATTCCATTTGAAGATGCAAGAAAATTTGAAGTGCTAAGACAAATATTGTCATTTATTGATCCGACTGATGGTGGTTTAGCAAGATGTCAATCTGAAGAAATGAATATTGCGATGGCTCAAACTTTTACTCAAATTTTTAGTAATTTTACTTTTAATAGAGTAAGTCCGTTGATTGATAAAAAAGCAGATATAATGGATGGTGTTCAATATCGTGATTATTATCAACAAGCAGCGGCAGGAGCCGAAAGTCAAATTGACTATTCGAAATTAAGATGAACGAAAAAATTATCAAATTAGCAAAACAAATTATTAAGAGAGCTGGATGGTGGGCTATTGATAGTCCTGAAACTGGCCAAATCGACTGGAATCAACCTGAAAAGCAGGGATTTATCAATGCTATTCCGGGTTCTAAAGATAAACTGAAACTTGTCAACGGCGATGGTCCTGCAGATGTAATGGATGCAGCTTTGCGAAAAATTAAAGAACTGTATATCATGTCTTGGAAGCGTGAACCCGCTTATGATGATTATAAAGCCGTTTTCAATTTTTGCACGGGAGCCATGAGAAGAGAAGAAGAGCAAAAACAATGAATATTATCGATTCTATTCTTTTTGAGCAAAGAATTTTTAAAAAAGCAGGTAAAAATAATCTTGTTGTCTATGATTTTGATGATACATTAGTTTCGTCTTATGCCGAAGTTTCTGTTGAAACTGAAACTGAAAAAGTTTCAATGAATTCGGCAACATTTGCACATTTTAAACCAACTAGCGGCATAACGATTGATTTCAGTGCTTTCAATAATGTCGTTAAACCCAGAAAAATTAAAAAGAATTTTGATGACTTAAAGAATCATGCTAAAAACAGTGATTCAAAAGTTGTCATTCTTACGGCAAGACCCAAAGGCTCTGCTTCAGCGGTTAAAAAATATCTTGAATCTGAAGGCATTTCAAATGTTGACGTAGTTGCTTTAGAAAGTAGCAACCCTTTTGATAAAGCATCATGGATTGATAAAGCAATTGTAGATGGTGGACATAGCAATGTTCAATTCGTTGATGATAGTAAATCAAATACAAACGCTGTTTCAACATTAATTACAAAGCATTCTAAAGTTAAATTTAATGTTGTCAATGTTCCGCATCCCAAAGAAGATGATTATGATGGACAAGCAAGTTCAAAAATTTTTGATTCAGATAATCCGACAACATCAAAAACAAAATATGAAGCAAAGCCAGAAGAACAAAAACTTGAAGAAAAGAAACAGGAATTAAAAGATAAAATAAAAACAATTAATCCAGAACAAAGCGAACTTGAAAACAAGAAACGAGAGTTAAAAGAAAAATTTTTAAATCCAAAACAAGAAGAACGACCTAAGAGCGATTGGTGGGAAAAACAAACAGACGATTTTAAAAGATTATATTGTCAAGAGCATCCCGATTCAAAATTATGCAGAAGAGGTAGTGTCATGGATTCTAATGCTGAAGTAAAAAAACAAATTTTAGAAAGATTAAAGAAGACAAATAATAAAAAAGTCATAGACTATGTCAAGAAACCCCTTATGGAAAAACTTGATCAAGCTTCACATGCTGCGGGAATCTGGATGGAAAAACTCGAGCATGATTTTAAAACGTTGAAAGCTACTGGATATTTCGAAGGATTTTCATCTAAGGATTTTGAAGAGCTTAAAAAAGTTTTGTTTGGATACTAACGTCGGAGAAAATATGTCGATCGCAAATATTGCTGAAATCATTTTGAAAAAAGCGGGTCATGACTGGCATCAAGACCATATCGATGAATTGAATTCTGACTTAAAATCAGAATTAAGTCCATTGAAGCGACAAAAAATGCAAGATATGATTCAATGGCATCAAGAACATTTGAAATGTGAAGAAAAAATCGGTGAACCTCCGATGGAAATTAAAAGTTCTAGCGATGGAGTCGATGTATCAGATTCAGGATTGACTGATTTAAGAACTTTGAATTTGCCTAAAATTTTGAATGGTTATTTGATTATCAGTGGCAATAAGTTGAAAAACCATATCGGGTCACCAGAAGTTGTCAATGGTTGTTTTCAAAGCAATCATAATCCCTTAGAGTCATTAGAAGGCACACCAAGAAAAGTTCAGGACTTTCATTGTAATTCTTGTGGATTAAAAGACTTGATTTATGGATCCGAAGAAGCTGATGACTATCATGTCCATGACAATGAATTGGTTAGTTTCAAGGGAATTTCAAAAAAAAATAAATAAAGATTTGCATTGTTACATGAATAAGCTATCATCATTTCAATATTTACCAGAAGAAATTGGCGGAGACCTTTTTGTGAGTGATAATCAATTTGCAACTTTAGAATATTTTCCCAAAAGAATCGGGGGAACTGTAGACATACAGCATAATCCGGGCGAATTTACAGAAGCACAAGTTAGAGCAGTTTGCAAAGTTGGCGGAGATGTCAGAGTTGATTCTGAAGTTAGTAAATTGGCAAGAAAGATTATTTCGGAGATAAATTTACCAATCGAAATCGGAGATACAGTTTTAGGTGGAAAATTTCGTAATAGAAAAATCGTTGTTAAAGAAATAGGAACGGATGAACGTGGCCAACCGACGATCAATGGAAAAACAATTTTGAAAATTAGAATTTTAAAAGATGAAAAAATAGTCGAATCAATTGTTACTTCAAAATGTCGGAGGTAAAGTTATGTGTGTATCAAAAATAGCAGAAAAAATTTTTGAAAAACGAAGCATGACACATATTAATGTCAAAAATTTAAATGATGCATTGTCATTATTGGCAGATATTCAAGATTGGAATATGATTAATAGAAATATTGATTCGAATATTCGAAGTCATATCGAAGAATCAATCGTAAAGCTAAAACGAGAAATTGGACAAGCAAATACTCATTAATTTTTTATGTTGATGTTGATATATTTATTCAGATGCACAAGGAAAGATTAATCATGAATAAAAAAGATAATGATTATATTGACGAAGAGCTTCAAGACAGAATCGATCAGCTTGAAGTAGAGTTAGAAGAAGCGAATGATGAATGTGATGAATTATCGAATAGATATGAATCTGTAAGTTTAGAAAGAGCACAAATTTCAAATACTCTAGAAAAAAGACAATCAAAAAGAAAGAGGTTGGAAGAAAAATTAAATAAAGCAAAAGAAAAAGCGGGAATTGACGAAGATAAAAATTAACAACCATATAAGGAGAGATTCATAATGATTAAATTAACTGCAATGGAATGGGCAAAGCAAAATAGCGGCAAATTTTCAAGCATGAAAGATGCCAAAAAAGCTTGCATGAATGAAACTGGGTTGAAACAATCTGTTGTCGGTGAAGCTATTAGAAAGGCCATGTCATTTGCAACAATTTCAAAAAATCCGAGCAAAATCAAAAATATCAATGATTTTCGCAAAGATCATGATATTGCTCATAAAATTTCTATTGCAGTCAGCAGTATTCCAATCAATGGTTATATAACTGAACCTGAAATGAGAGATTTATCAAATGTCGATGCTAACAAATTTGCAAGATTTCGGGATTCATTTTCAGAAAATTATCTTACAGTCAAAGATCGGGGTAGGACAATAACATATTGGGCTTCTAAATCTATGATTCGAAAAATGCGGGAAATAGTAGAAATGTAAATTTTTCTCTAACTTCAACAAAAAAGGAAAGTTTATGACTAAAAAAATAAGAGATATCGCAGATTTTGAAAATGAATTTTTAAATACTCGAGAAGGTCAAGATAAACTTAAATTTAAAGATCAAGAAATAAATCGTTTAAAGAAAATAGCAGAAAATGCAACTGCTATTTCTCAAAGTAGATCATTTGAATTACCGACAGAAGACAATTCCTTTTCTTTTGGACTGATCGGAGATACACATATCGGTAGTCTTTATGAATGTATGGGAGAATTAGACAATTTTTATAAGATATGTAATTCAAAAGGAATCAAAACTGTTCTTCATGCTGGTGATGTGATTGATGGCCATAAGATTTATAAAGGGCAGGAATTTGAACAGTCGCACATGGGATTTGATAAGCAATTAAGCCATTTCACAGATGATTATCCGGCTATCGATAAAATAAAAACGTATTTTATTACAGGTAATCATGATCAAAGCTTCACAAAATTAATCGGAATGAATGTCGGGAACGTCATGGTTTCTAATAGAAGTGATTTTGAATTTCTGGGAAATGATTATGCAAGTATAACTTTTAAAACACCTTCAGGAAGAAAGTTCATTGCAATGCTTCAACATCCCGGCGGTGGAACTGCTTATGCTGTTTCATATCATAGCCAGAAAATTATTGAGTCATTGTCTGGTGGAACAAAACCCAATATCTTGGGAATTGGACATTATCATAAGGCAGAAATGTTACCCAATTATAGAAACGTTGCATGTTGTCAGGTGGGAACTTTTCAGAAACAAACTCCATTTATGGCTGGTCATGCTTCAGCAGCTCATGTCGGAGGATGGATCATTACTCTTAACATTGGAACAAGTAAAACGATGAGCTTAAGCATTACTGCGACATTTATTGCATCTTATTGATGGGTTAAAACTTAACCCATATAGGTTAATTAGTTGAATTTGAAAAAATAGTTGCTTTTTTATATCGTTTTGTGATATATTTAAATAAGGTAAAAATTATGCTTTATTCAGCGAACATAAAAACAATCATAGCCGGAACCACAAACGTGGCAACGGCAGTTGTTGTCATTATTGATAGAACAAATAATGAAGGCAAGGAGACAGGAGCTTAGGAGTAAAATAAAAAATAAATTTTTCTCTTAAGCTCCTCCGAAACGAGGAGCTTTTTTAGTTTAATAACGCTCTTTGACATTGTCGGCATAACAAAGGACATATTGAATAGGGGATGATTTTCTCTACGTCCGTGGAGGCGTTTCTCTATTCAATTTTTAATTTTTGCCACCGTAGCTCAGTTGGTAGAGCACCGCACTTGTAATGCGGTCGTCAGGGATTCGAACTCTCTCGGTGGCTTTTTAATTTTCTTTGATTTTGGAGCATTCATCTAGTGGTAGGATGCCGGTCTGTCGAACCGATAACAGGGTTTCAACTACCCTATGCTCCGTTTCATTTTTCGGCCCGGTCGTCTAATTGGTCAGGACATCGCCCTTTCAAGGCGAAGATTTATGGATTCGAATTCCATCCGGGCTATTTTTCTAACTTTAACAAAGGTGGTGGAGATGAACAGAAATTCATCGTTATCTAAATGTTCGTTATCAAATATATTTTGATAACGGGATCGTTTCATAGTGGTCGAATGGTCCGGACTTTTAATCCGACGGAGCTTAAATTCTCCCATCGCAGGTTCGACTCCTGCCGGTCCCATACATAAGGGCTAATCACCTAGCGGTTGATGGTGCCAGACTCTTAATCTGGATGATATAATATCATTTTTGTTTAACAATTGTTAAAATAAA